CGTAAACGTGTCGGTGAACAAGTTGCAAACCATATCGCAAGAACTGCAGCTGCAAGAGGTACGAAGGTTCACCATATGTGTGAAGACTACCTCAATAATATGCACAGTGAAGCGCCTGAAAAGTTCGCAGAACATACAAAACATTTTCTTCCTTGGTGCTTATTCAAAAGACTAAGAAGAGGAGTGTTGTGTAATATAGATAACATCCATGCACAAGAAGCAGGGCTCTATAGTGATAAATACAAGGTAGCTGGTCGAGTCGATTGTATTGCAGAATATAAGGGCACTCTATCAATTATTGATTTTAAAACATCTACCAAAGAACGAACTGAGGCTTGGAATGAAAACTACTACATCCAAGGTTCAGCGTATGCAGAGATGTTTGGTGAAAGAACAGGAATTGAAATCAATCAAGTAGTCATTCTTGTGGTAACTGAGGATGGCACTGTTCAAGAATTTATAAAGGATAAGGAAGAGTATCTTCCTATGTTGAAAGAAACAGTTACCGAATGGAGTGTACAGAATGAAACATCTATCAATGTTGGTGGCGATGTTTCTAATAGTGGGTTGTCAAACAACGCAATCGTCTGATACAGAAACAAAGTTAGAAGTCGTTAAAAATAAAATTACATCAGTAAACCCTTTTAAGGATAACGAAATATCATCTGAGCAACTTGTTACTAGCAGTAAACCTATCGTGTGTGGAAGAGCAGATGCTATTCTAAACAGTATGTATACTAAATATCGTGAGGTTCCTATATTTTTAGGAGAAAGTAAAGCAACACATCCAAATACAGGTAATAACCTTACTCCAATGGTTACAATTACATACAATAATGAAACTGGAAGTTTTACAGTATTTGAACAAATGCCATTAGAAGAAAGACTTTTGTGTATATTAGTAGTAGGTGTTGGAAAATTTAAAGATATGACAAAGGGAACATCTTTATAAAAAAAGTACTTGACAATTAGGCTAAAGTGTGGTATAAATATAGTTACAGTTCGATGAAACAGATTGAAAAATAGGCTGGACTTGGGGGCAGTGCCCAACGCCTCCACCATAAGTTCATATTGTAGGCCAAAGTGAATTTATGATGGGGGCGAAACAGGATCGACAGGTGTTGATTAGAGAAGTGGAGAATTGTCGGATGACTCCGTTATTGGTCAAAAAACTAAACGCAAACGATAACTTTGCACATGAAGATTATGCACTAGCTGCATAATTTTTCGGGGTTCGGTGGGTTCCTTGCAACAGAATACCCACCACTTTATTTAAGTGACGGCAACCTATTGCTATATCGACACTTAATGAGTTTGGTAGTTCTCTTTATAGGACTAAAAACTACCATTTAAAAGTTGGAATGTTTCCAACTTATTTGTAATGTTAAGGAAAACATTTAAATGACTACTACCACTACCCAGGCAGCTAAGGTTGCCACCGCACTTGAAAATGGTGCAGAACTAACCGCTAAACAGATTACATCACGTTATGGTGTTAAGAATGTTCGTGCTGTTATTAGTAAACTTCGTTCAGAAGGGTTTTCAATCTATCTGAACAAGCGTGTATCGTCTTTTAACGGTGAAACATATATGAAGTATATGGTTGGTACACCAACACGAGCAGTTGTTGCTGCTGGTTATGCAGCACTACGCACAGCGTAATGTTTAATGTGTGGTGACATAATACACCCGTGGGGGGTCATGGTTAGCCCCCCAACTTTTAAAGGAATAAAAAATGGCATACAGTAATAAGTTATTAGATCACTATGAAAATCCACGTAATGTTGGGTCTTTAGATAAGAATGAAGATAACGTAGGTACTGGCCTAGTTGGTGCGCCTGCTTGCGGTGACGTTATGAAACTACAAATCCAAGTTGATGATGGTGGAGTAATTGAAGATGCATGTTTTAAGACCTTTGGTTGTGGCTCAGCTATTGCAAGCTCAAGTCTAGTTACCGAATGGATTAAAGGCAAAACATTGGAAGAAGCCAATGGGATTAAAAATACAGATATTGCTAAAGAATTAGCACTGCCTCCAGTTAAGATACATTGCAGTATCCTAGCAGAAGACGCAATCAAAGCAGCAGTTGCTGATTATAAAACTAAAAGAAGTGAATTGAACAAATAGGATTATTGATGAATACGACTAAAACATTCTCTCTTAAAATAGAGGGGATTGCACAAGAAAAAAGAATTACACATATGGAAGCAGTGCTTTGGTATTGTAAAAAAGAAGGTATCGAACCAGACACAGTAGGTAATTTGATATCTAAAGCTCTTAAACAGAAGATCGAAGCAAATGCAAGAGATTTGAATTTTCTTCCTCGACACGCACAACTACCAGTATAAGGAATATATTATGGGAACAATATTAGTAATAGCACTTTTTAGTGGACTATTTGTAGCAGACAATAAAGAGTTTTTTGATAAAGTTGAAAAAGACATAGAAGCAGGATACACATGGCATCGTGTAGGTCCAGTAGATGCTGACCCAAATTCACTTTCAATCTCAATGGAATCTGAGGGATACAATCCTCAAATCATATGGAAATTAAAAAAGGATTAAAGGAAGGTTTGGTAAAGGGAGCGATTGTTCTCTTTCCAACCTACCTTACAGCATTTCTAACTGATAAGATGATATATGTTATTCCTATGCTTGCAGCTGCCAGTTTCATTGCAGCAAGTATCGGTGATAGCAAAAATGAACATAGAGTAGAAGAAGACGGTTTTAAAAAAGACGATGCAAGCAGTTGATACCTATCTAATGTATTGTGCTTTGAAAGCTCACTTCAAAGGTAATTATGATTACCACAGATTTAGCGGTAAAACGAAAGTTTCTAGAGATTCATTCTGGAAACGGAAAGACCGCATTTTCTTTGTCAAAACTGCTACTAGGTATAATGATAAAGAACTCCTTAACTATTTTGTATCAAACTTTATTAAAGAACGTGAAGGATACATTGCAAACTTTAGCACTAAAAATTATGAAGAATGGATGCAACGAAAGAAGATGTTCTATGAACTCTTCTCTCAAGAGCTGCAGCCATTTGTTAAGAACTTTGAACCTCTTTTTGAATGTACAGATGACCAACATCCTACATTACTCAAAGAGTATTTGGGTAAAAGAGTCTCTGTTGAGACTATGATTATATTGGATGAACTTGTTGAATTTAGTAAGAAATGGGATAAGGAGTTAGTATGGGATGATTTTGTGTGGCCTGATGTAAAAAAACTTATGAAAAATTACAAAGGGTTCTTGACAATTGATACCGAAAGGTATAGAATGAAATTATTGAAACTTATAGAGGAGTCCAGTTAATGGAAATCACTGTACACTTGGATGGTAATCCCACCATTCGGGAAGAAGGGTTTTTTGAGAGTCAAGTTATTACTCTTGAGAACCAAATTAAAGCATTGCAATTTGACAATGCTGAACTCAACGCTAAAAACGATGAGTTAGGTGAGCGAGTTACTAAACTTGCAGCACGACAACCAGCATGGCCTAAGGGGTATTCTCCTCGTAGACATGACCGCTTCAAAAAGCGGGGATAAGTGGAATTGCCGGTGTAGCTCAACGGTAGAGCAATTGCTTTGTAAGCAATAGGTTGTGGGTTCGATTCCTACCACCGGCACCATTTTTAGGAGTGAATATGGAAGTTAAACTAATAGACCATATGGGAAGTGATTTGAGTGTAGTTAATGCTGCCCGTGTATCCTTTTCAAAAACATCTGAATGGGATTCTATACCAGAAGCTGGAAAGGTTGAAGGTTTTCTAAAAGAAGGTGATGAACGTCTAATTAAGTATCTTGCAAAGTATAATCACTGGAGTCCCTTTGGTCATGCGTCTATGCAGTTTCACGTTAAGGCTCCTATCTTTGTGGCCAGACAACTTGTTAAACATCAGGTTGGTTTAGTGTGGAACGAAGTATCCAGACGTTATGTAGATACAGAAGTAGAGTTTTATGAACCTACTGAATGGCGTCTTGCAGCAGAGGATAAGAAACAAGGTTCTTCTGATGAAACTGTAAAATACAGTATTGCTTCTACCCACAAATTATGTAAAGAAACATATGAAGATATGTTAAACTCTGGAATTGCACCAGAGATGGCCAGAATGGTTCTACCACAGTCCATGTATACAGAATGGTACTGGAGTGGTACACTCATGGCATTTGCTCGTGTATGTAACCTACGATGCAAACCAGACGCTCAAGTTGAAACTCAAATGGTTGCAGATAAAATTGATGTTCTTGCTAAAGAACTATTTCCTAACTCATGGGAGGCATTAAGAGATGTATAATAACGAGAGTAATATAATTGGTGTAGATAAGATTATTATTTTGATGGAAGAAATTGCTTTAATAAAAAGTCGCTATACAGATAGTGATACTGGAAATTTACGAACAACCGTAAGTGTTTTAGAAAAGCGTGTACTAGAACTACGAGATAGAATACATGACTAGACATTTAGTACTAGGTAATGGTGAGTCTAGAGCTTGGTTTAATCCAAATGAAAATAAGATAAACGAAAATAATGTAATTACATGGGGCTGTAATGCAATCTATCGTGACGGTGACGTTAATAATCTAGTCGCTATAGATTATGGAATACAACAAGAGATACATGACTCAGGATACCATAAATGGAACCAGTGTTGGTTTGCAGATTGGAACTTACTTCCTGCTAGTGCTGTAGACGGTTTATTGATGGGATTTGATTTTCCAGAAAACTTTGTTCATAAAAGTAAAACTGTTACAGACCAGTGTGTGATTGCTGGTACTGATCCTGTTACACTCAATGAGAAAATTGAGTCTGCAATAAAACAGTTTCCTAATATTGATATGAAAGACTTACAAATCAAAATGAATAAGGATGTCGGTGTCTGGATTACCTACGTCAACGAAGATGATAGTATAAGGGACATTGACTTTCCTAAGAAGTGGTCAGCTGGTAATACAGCGATACACCTTGCTTGTCAACAGGGAGCGAAAGAGGTGTATATGGTAGGGTTTGATTTAACCTCACCAGATAAACTTATAAATAACATCTATAAGGGAACTGACTATTATTTTCCCGAAGATGCAAGAGGGTTTACTCCAGTTAGCTGGATAAACCAATTGGGTACTGTTTTTAATGAGTTTCCTGATACTGAATTTTATTGGGTTGACCCTGCAAATGAAAGTATTTTCCTAGAAAAAAACATAAAGTACTTGACAAAAACAAAACTTTGTGGTATATTAAACATACGATAAAACATACATTTACATACGATAACATAAGGAGATATATATGTCGTTAAGCGCAATGAAAAAGTCCAACTCTTTGGACAAACTGCTCGGTGCAGCAGAACAAGAAAATAAACCCCTAGAAAAGAAGTCATACATTGATGAGCGTATCTGGAAACCTGTAATGGACAAAACTGGTAACGGTTTTGCAATCATTCGTTTTCTTCCAGCACCAAAGGATGAAGAACTTCCTTGGGTAAAACTTTGGAACCATGCGTTTCAAG